ATAAGCAAACTCAGACCACCACTTTGTCAGCGGGTGGCTGGCCATCTGCTGAAGATCCGCACCTTCGATCTCAGGAAGCTCATACTGATCGGCAGTCTCAGGCCGACCAGCAATGGCTTCGCTTGAAAGCTCATCAATGATGCGAGTGCGGAGATCCTCTTCCTTGCTCCCAAACTTGGTGCGGATCTCATTGTAACTCTTGGCAAGGTTCTCATAATTCGGCTTGCCTTCAACCCAGAAGTTTTCTGGCAGCCAATCAGGGCGCTGATCCTGCGCCGTACCTTGCGTTACCGAATCGGTAATCTGATCATTGACCGCGCCGTCAGGCGCACCTTGAGTTCCAGAAATAAGTGAGTCAGCCATTTTTTCCCCTTGAGATGCGCTGTTCGATAATACCTACGAGGTAGCGCATACCTTCGCGGTGAAAGAGTTCATTCGATGTGACGTTGGGTCCAGACACAGCCTCAATAGTAATCGAGCGTAGATAGCGCAAGACTTCTGACCCAGCAGTCCCGCTAAATACGCCGTTGAAGATCTTATTGAGTTCCTGTTCCTTGTCTGGAGGACGGGGTATCCCGTCAGGCCCCACCACCTGGAGGCGTTTCTCCACCATTCATAGCTCCCTGCATCTGAGTAAGCTGGGCCACAAGATCTGCTCGTTCCTTGTCTGAGCGCAGAAGTCGCTCGGGAACACCAAACTTGTCAGCCAAATACTTTGCCGCATCTTCACTCTTGACCAGCAGATTAACAAGCTGTGGCCCAAAGCGCCCCTGTACCAACTCGACAAACCTATCGAACACAACAATGTCTTGCTGTGCTTGAGCAGCAGCAAGCGGACTTGTTGAGCGAACCTTGACCTCGCGACCGTTGACAGTCGGAAGATTAATACGACCCTGCTTCTTGAGAATGTAAACCACACGGCGCAAGACCGGGTTCACAAACTCTGCTTGAAGGCGACCGAACGAAGCACCGATCTGACGAGACAAATCAGCCATGCGCTGGGCAACTTCAGTTGCACTCATCGGTGTCTTATCAGGATTACCGAGCATGTCGTTGTACAGGGCCTTGCGAATGTTCATCCGCATGTCCGACAAGATCAACTGACTGACATTGAAATCACCAGCAGGGGCAACAGGACGAAGGCCGTTCGATCCAGGTGCAACTGGAATAATGGTTCCAGGCAAGATCTGAACAGTGTCGGGGTTCACGACACCATCATCTTCCATCGTGTAGAAACCAGAGATTGCCATCTGGGCATTCTCAAGAACCATCTGAACCGTCAGGTTACAGGTCTTGATTGCGGGCATGGCATTCATCAGAGGGCCACGACCATAGACTTCGCCAGCCGCTTTTGACCAGCGGAAGGCAACGTACTGACCAGACCCCACGCCAGAAAACTTCTCCTTGAAGAAGATGTCCTTGGTCTTGGGATCGAAGACTACGCGCTGATGCTCTTCATCGAGCGAGCCATAGAGGCGATAGGTGCAATCGACCAACGTGATATGTTCATCCTTGCCGGTATCCAGCTTACGCTGAAGTTCGGCAGGGATCTTTGCCTTGGGATAGGCAACCTTGATGTTCGATGCACGAAGCGAACGCTCGCGGAAGATGTGGTCGATCTTATCGTCGGGACCAATATCCAGGTACAGCTGGCTCAATGGCACAGCCGTAAACATGATTGGGTTGACTGCATCACCCTCAGTGATCTGAAGGCATCCAGTTCCAACGGCCAGATCAAGGAAAGCCTCATGGCTTTCTTGGGCAAAGTTGGAGTTCTGAATAATCTCGAAGATGTAGTTGGTTACTTCTTCAAGAGCCTTATCAACTTCTGATGTCTGCTCTTTGGGGATCTCGGAACCCGCGACGAGTTCTGCCCATCGAGCATAGTTAGGGACAAGACCGGACTGAAGTCGCGATGCAAATTCCTGTACACCGACCACAGCCGTTTCATCGAAGATCTTATCTGTTCGAACCTGGGCCTGCGTCTGAGCATATAGGCTCTCGCGCTGCGGCATCGAATACTCATAGCACTCCTCAAACTTGGGGAGCCAGAGATCCTTAATGGTCTTGGCACGACGAAATCGATTGCCAAGAACCTCGGCCTCATTGCCAGACGTATCGGGTAGTGGTTCGTTGATAATCATCTTTTATCCCAAGAGGCCACGACCGAAGCCACCGCCACCCTTGTTGCCAGAAATCAAAGAACGAAAGCCAGCCATGCCACCAGAGCGAAGAGCCTGTTCCTGCATACGGCGCTCTTTGTTTTCAGACTTTTCGGTCTGGGCTGCTGCCAAGGCATCTTCGCGCTGCTGCTTCAGAGCCGGATCTTCCGGCGGCGGCGGCGGGGGCTTGGGAGGATTAAAGCACATAGAGATCTCCTAAAACGGCATTGCGCTTGAGATTGACCACACTTGCAAGTGTGCAGTTCTGACTACAATGGACCGAACCTTACTCTTGATGCGCGACGATTGATAGGCTGTCTAGTGAAGACATCGAAGTCTCGCTTGGCTACGACTGGCCTTTGGTTCTGGCCAGTGCTGGTCAAGGCTCGACCTTCACCTCCACCGATCAGGGCATATTGCAGTGCGTCATGAACATGGGAGAACTTATTCTTGTTTGGCTTATCCTCATATCGATCCGTCCCAGAAACTTGGAGACGGCGATACTGATATCCACCACGAAAACCCTTGAGGAGATTGACGCATCTCTGGTCAACCAAGAAGCCAGGTTGGCCATCAATAAGACGGCTCAAAGTTGTAGATACGGCCTCAAGGCGAAGCGAAACGTCATTGTTCCCAGCGGGATAGGCTTTGATGCCAGCCGAGCGAAGAATCTGAAATGGCGTCCGCTCATCTGTCTGAGCGCGGTAATCACCAGCCGGATCGCCATGAACGTGGACCTGATGACCTGGAAATCGCTGGGCCAACTCAAGCCTAAAGAGTTCTGCGAAGCGGACAATGCCCATGTCCTGGGCAACAAGTTCGTGTAGTATCAACCACTTACCACGAATATGCTGGCAGAAGACGGCAGCCGGTGTCAAACCAAAGTCCATGCCGACGATGATCGGGACATTTGGAATAGGAATCAGCGGCTCCTTGGCCACATGCAGTTCTTCGGTGAACATGGGATAGATCGCCTTTCCATCTGAGAGGCTGCCCAGTTTGTTCAGAACATAGACATCGATCCAGGTCTTGGCCTTGCCCTTGATGATATCTGGATAGTAGCCGGGTGTCAGGTTCTTACGGTTCTCGGCATCGGGGTTCATCTTATACCCAGTGACCGAACCATCCTGATCCTTGATCTGAAGCATACCACCGGGTTGATTGAAGAACTTCCAAGTGTCTGGCTTGACCAGCATGAGGGCTTCTTCACGGGTGATATGATCTGGCAATGGCGCTTCGCCAGCCATGATCGGCCACCAATGATCTTCATCTGGTGCGTTGGTATCTGCGACCACACCATACCAAGTGGGACCGCCATCTTTCATAGAAGGAAATCGACCGACGCGCATGGTACAGGCATCGACAATTGCCTTGGGGACTTCGCGAGCTTCGTTGATCCATACGCCGGTCAGTTCAAGAGACAAGAGTTTCTTGACGTCTTCCGCTCTATCGAGGGCGAGAAAGATCACTTCGATATCGACATTGCCCCGGCGCAGCCGGTGGGTATATGGCGGTGGATGCCAGAGCATCTTGCCCCAGACGTCTTCGGGAAACCAATCCAACCAAGTCTTGATGGTCGTGGTTCGCAACTGAGGATAGGAGTTTCGGACGATGGCCCAGCGGGTTCGTCTCATTCCATTCTTGTCTGGCTCTTGTTGAAGCGCCCGACGAAAGAGTTCGACCGCACAGCAGACAGACTTGCCAGCGCCGACTGGTCCTCTCAACCCTCGAAAGAAGGAGTCATCCTTCATGAAGGCTTTGAGTGTGTCACCCTCTGGCTTGTATTTAAAACTCAATTGAACATCCCGGCATCGACTGCCTTCTTGACCAACTGGCCAGCGACCTCTGGACCCCAAGCCTCGATGAGCTTATCGCACTCAAAGTTAGTCAGCTTGTCTTGAGGGTAGTGCCGCAGATGGACCTTGCGCACAATGACGCGCAGCCGCTCGCGATCCGTCACTGACAACTGGGTCGTGAAGCCACCGAGATCAATTAGGTTGTTCATGGTCGAACACCGAATTGTTAATCAGGTTAAAGAGTTCCATGACCGAATCGAGATCGAGGACTGCCGGATAGGAAGCAACAATTGCCTCACCGTCCTCATCGATGCCGACCAGGACCATCTGCTTCAGGTTTCCACGGACCATATCGAAGATGTCATCTATCTCCGCAGGGGCGGTCTCATAGAGTTCACCGGAAACCTTACTTGAGTAAGAGGTCTTCGGTCGGAACTTGAGGACGTTATCCATTCTTCTTTCCCTTCGCGGCCATCTCTTGCATCTTGGCCTTGCCGTATTTCTTGCGACCGATGAAGGCGGCGAGAGCCTTTGGGTTCTTCGCACCCTGCTTTTCGAGCTTGTCGGTCAACTGCTTGAACCGCTCACCCGAACCAAGAGGAGGTTTCTTTTCCATCATCACGTCCTATAGGATTTGACTTTCGATGCAATGCCTTCCGGCTGCTTCGAGAATTGTTTGCCCTTCTTCAGGGCTGCGCGCTTGGCCGCAGATGTCTTGGCATATTCTGCCGAGGACAAAGACTTGATGGCCTTCTCAGGAAGATAGCGTTCGCCGGTTGCCTCTTTACCCTGCGTCGATGGCTTACCAGACTTGGTTGTCCACTTCTGCTTGGTCCACTTGGCTAGGGAATTGGAACCCGACTTGGCTCCCTTATACCCACCGCCTTCTTTCTTGTATGCCGAGACGGCAAGCTGGGCCTTTCGAGCCGACCATTGGCCAGCTTTCCCGCCCTTCTCTCCTGCTTTGACCCGCGCCACAACGCGCTTCCAAAGAGCAGGATTGGATTTGCTCGCCGCCTCGGCCATCGATTACTTACCCTTCATAGCCTTCATGGCCATCATTTTCTTGGCGGCCATCTTCTTCGCACCTGTCATAGCCATCTTCTTTTTGGCCATGTCAGCATCCTTCATACCCTTTTCCGTGTACGGAAACTTCTTGCCTTTAACTTCTGGCATAGTCTTAACCCTTCTTCGATTTCTTGAGAGCCTGATATCGAGCGAGTAATGCACGGCCTTTGGCCACTGCACTCGCCTTGTCTCCACCATGCCCCCATGCTTCGAGGGACAGCTTCAACCTCGTAGGCCGACCTTTGTCATCTTTCAAAGGGCCAGCCGATGAACCCATACGTACAAGGAAAGATCCCTTGCGTTTCATCTCCTCCGGCCCAGACGGCGCACCCTTCACAGGAGCCTTCAACGTCCCGCCAGTTTCCTTCTTGTAAGAAGCACGGCCAGCCTCGTTCAACCCACCCTTGGGGTTTTGACCAGCCTTACGTTGCCAAAGTGGAGTAGCCATTAGAACTTCACCGAGAAGTAACGAGATCCAGCCTTGACGATCTGAGCGCCACGCTTCTCTTCACCGGCAACAGCCTTGTCCCATGTTGGATGGCCTTTGCCCTTGAGCATGACATACGCATCATCTGGCAAGCCGAACATCTTCTTTTCTTCATCGGTGGCAGGAGCAACCGAACCCCAATGGCCCTTGTCCTCTCCTGTACCATCGCCCTTCATGCCAGCCTTCTTGGCACGGGCATAGTCATAGCCATCGCTGTCTGCGTCGAACTCGACCTTGAGACCTTTATCCGCACCACACATGATGACCTCATGATGAAAGGGCTAGGAGATGCAAAGGAAGCAAAGCAACCCCTAGCCCAAGCACACCCGTACCGACAGGTGTCACCAAAATGGACAGAGATAAGATTATCTCAATGGACCTACTGCACTATGGCAGGGAACCTTTAGAGGGGGAAACTATTTTTGGAGCGTACTTTTGAGGGGAAAAATAATTGTTTGGGATCTCGATACCACCCATGACAGCAAGTTTTGACCCCCCCCCACCTGCCTGTCACGTAAGGTCAATGCTTACCTTTAATTCACCATCGATACGGTGATCAACCTTCTCTGGTGCTCTCAATCCTGCTCGATCCAACAGATCGCGAGACGCTTCGAGCTTTACGTAATCACTCTTAGCGTTTGTGCTCATCTCAATGATAGTCATCAGCGCTCTCGGAGCAGCAGCACCTACGGCCAGGGCAGTTCTCTTGTAAACCTCTTGCAATATCAGTGGGTTCTTCAGCAATCTGTTGGCTTCTACGTGGGCTGATTTCTCTGCGTAACCAGCTGCTTTTGCCGCTGCTGTACCTCTACCACCGTTCGCTACATACTCATCACAGAAAGCGTCTTGCTTCTCTGTTAGAGGCACTGCATCAGATCGTGTAGCTATCGTATTCATTTGGCTCTCTTTAGGCTGCCGCATGGTATATATAGAGAGGGGTCTCTAAATCCTGTCAAGGGACTAACCTAGTGGGAGTGCCCGCCGACCTCGCGTCGGCGGTCGGGCTCTCGTGCTACGCATGGAGCCCCTGTGGGTCTCCACCCTTCGGGCTTCGATACGCTCCCTTCGGTCGCTCCCTCACTCAGCCAAGCTGGATAAGCCTTGAGCCCGGTCGTACCACATAAGGACGGCTATGCGCCGACATAGCGGCTGCTGTTATGTTGCCGCCTGTGGCGTCAACGCAGCCGCGCAACAGCCCACGCTTGACGGGCAAGCCCGCAAGCATGGTCTTCCCGCAATGCTGTAGCATTGCACTCGCTCCGCTCGTTGGCCTTCCGATTGGGGCGATG